TTTACAAGGTCGCCATTTTTTTCATGGCCTGTGAGATTATTAAGGGCTGCTTTTAAAGAGCCCACTGTCATGTAAACATCAATGGATTTTATCTCAACATCAGGAGAGTCATTGGGCTCAATAGATACAGGAGTGATTTTTCTGCTTGTGCCTGGCGAGTGATCATATTCGATTGTAGATTCTAGGTTTAGCTCCCAGTCTAGTGATTTCATTCTAGAGCTCCCGATACAGTCATGCGAAAACTTGGCTTGCCTGATTTTGTAATGCTTTTTGTAATTAAAACATTGCCGCATCTAACTCTTGGATGATTGCAGTGTTGAAGTAATTGAGCCTTTAGCTTATCTGACAATTCTTTAGACGGCTTTGAGCTTTCATCTTTTAAAGATACAAGTTCAGCGCAAATTGCTTTTGACATGTCATCGTCAACCAAAAGTGCGTCTTTTTCAGTGAGTGGTGGCGGAGTATTGGTTTTTATTAAATCTAAAAATGCAAGCTCAGCCTCAAGTAGCATTTTTTGATATGCTAGGTCTGGCTTCACTATGACTGTTACGCCACGCTCTTCACGAAAGCTTAAGTAATGAAGCTCTTCTGCTTCAGGCACACACATCAACTGATGCTGACATTGAGGATAATAATGCTCAGGCACTTTGCCGGCTTTGGCCATTTCGTGCGAATCATTACTTGGATATTTGATTTCTAAAATGATTTTTCTGTCCTCACTGATGCCATCAAGCGAGGCTCTTATTTCTGGATGCCTATTGTGTTCCACACAAGCAGGCTCCATTGTAACAAAATCATGCTCAATTTCATAAGTGGCTCGTGCTTTGGGCTCCATTGCGTGACCTGCTTCGGTGGCGGCATTGCCTTTGAATCCCTGAACACGACCAGTTTTTTCTAAGAATAATTGATAAGGCGTTTTGTATTTGCAAACACCAATAACTGCGGCAGCTTCAGACGCACCAATTCCACCTAAACGCCACGCTAACCATTCTGGCGAGCCCTGAGTTAAATTTATGAAATTGGTACCCATGTTAAAATCCGAACTCATCTTCTGATGATACTTGTGGCGCGTGATTTTTAAGACCATTACCTTCGCGCTGCTTAATGGCCATGATCGCGCCTGAAAACCGCTCAAGCTTTGATTTGGCCGTCATGTCATCAAGTTTATTGCCGACTCCACCAAGCTTATTCACCCAGCGAACTATATTTCTGTCGTGGCCGTCTTGGTCTTTATCGACCTCAACAACTATTGAAACCTCTTTGCCAATTTCCAGAGGATCGGCGGGGTTATTGCCCTTAAGTCCACAATTCACCAATGTCTGAAGTGTAAATTCAAGAGCCTTGTCTTTAAAAGAGCCAAACCAAACCAGCTCTTTATAGCCCTCATCGGTTTCAAAACCAAATCGGATGGCAGCCTGTGGTAAGCCCTTAGATGTTTCAGTGATTCCATGCTCAATAACTTTCGCTTTATATCTTCCAGCTTTAACTAAACTCATGTTTTTTCTCCCTATGCAGAAACGATTGTTTTAAGTTTATTTTCAAGAGCCACTAACTTCTTTGGGTCATCGCCAACTTTTAGTAGATATTCTTCAGATTTTTTTCTAACCACATCGTCTTTAACTTCTTTTAGAAGTTGGGCAATAATGGCTTTTACTGAAACTGGGTCTTTGCATCTTTGTATTGATGCAGCTCTGACAAAATCATCCCACTCAAGGGGTAATTGAAATGGTAACTCAAATCTATTTTTTGCCTGAAATGCTGGTCTATGTTCAGTGAACAAAAGTCTTGAGCCATCGCCATAGGCTTTGTTTTTGCCGTTTTTCTCTTCAACGTGCGTGAAGTAATTGGCGAAAAGCACGTTTTCAACTCTATCAATTAAAAGATTCGCAGCCTTGTGGTGCAATTTCACAACGTATCTGTCATAGGGCTCTGTAAGCTGTGGATCATTGTGGGTTTTGATGTCTGTGTGAGCGAGTAGAATCACATTCATGTTGCGCTTATCACGCAAATTTTCAAGAGCTGTTATAAATTTATTCCAGTAATCAAGCGCATAGATGTAGCCCTTGGCGTAACCAATATCCTCAATTGAATCTTTACCTTTTTCCTTACAAACTTCTTTGAAAATCAAGGGCTCAACATGGTCAACAGTATCAATAACAACAGTTTCATATTTGTGCTCGCTGGCGGTTAGCTCTTCAATTGCAGCCATAAACTCAGAAAAAGTGCTCAGCTCAAGCCTGCTTACATCAAGATGGCTTGTGCCCTTTTCAGCGCAAAGGAATATAGGACTTGGCGCTTTTGAGGCAAACGTGGTTTTCCCCAAGCCTGGCATTCCGTGAAGCAGAATGTAATGTGGCCTCTTCACCACTCCGCTTGTGACTTTGCTTAAAATCGATGTGCCCATGTAAAATACTCCCTGTAGAATTTACAAATAACTCAAAAAAAGACGCACAAACGCACCGCCCTGTTGGTTAGGGCTTGATAACTGTGGTATGAATAAGTCGAATTAAGAAGCGATCTCACCCTCAGAAGAGAAACCGTCTTTTTTCATCTCTTTGATCAAAACTTTGGTGAGCTTTGATCTAGGAGTAGACTCATACCTGCCAGCGCAGATTTTTTCTGCAGTGGAAATAGCGACACCGTTCGAAACCAAGCGCATCACCGCTGGAGTGTGTCCTATCTTACTTGCCCATTTTTTAGCTGCTTTAACAGCCCTTGTTGCTTCATCCATGGGGCTATTATTGCGCATTTATGCAATTTAATCAAGCTAATAATGCGCATTTGTGGGATTTATTTTGCGTAACTACGCAAGTAGGCTAAAAGTATGGACATTTATAAAAAACGATTTTCAGAGATGCTTCGAAAGGCGCTGCATAAGTCTATACTTCAACAAAACGAACTTGCAGAAAAAATGAATGTCAAAGCCTCATCCGTTTCTAGGTGGGCATCAGGCCTTGATCTACCAAGTGATAAAAACTTTAAGAAACTTTGCTCAATTCTACAAGTAAGGCCAGATTATTTTCTAGGCATAGAGGTAAAAAAAGAAGACACCAAGAATCACAATTCCCTCGTTGGTGCCGCCGAGATACTCGCACAGATTGCAAGCTTATCACCTTTGATGCGCGAGGTCGTGCTTGCAATTTTATACAAGGATCCCTCCCTGTTGACTGATTCTGACCCTGAGCTCGCTCAATACGTTCGACTTCTTTCAAAAGTTGAGTAACAAGCTCACGTAAAACCACAGCCCCCCCTAGGCGTATAGACCGATAAATATCTAATAAAATTGAGATTTCAATCGTTTTTTTAGTCTATAAATTATTTTTATTTACAAATTGAAATTATTGCACTTGTTCCTTCTCAAATTGGACCTAAATCATTTCTGTTTTATGCCGATAAGATGTTATGAGAAAAGCAGGAATTATCACTCTTGTTGGCGCTCTTTTGATAAGTCATACGGCTCTTGCTGAGCCATCACAGGCGCAGATTGAAATGCTTAATAAGGTTATGGCCGAACACGCAGAGGCCGAGGCTAATAAGCCCAAGGAGCCTGAAAACCCTTGGATGCCAATGGCGCAGCACTTTATGGCAGAGCCATCAGAGCCTAGAGTTGGAATGACTAAATTAGAATTTACGAAGGGGCGCGGAACTCCAGACAAAAAAGAAATCATCGATGGTAAAGAGGTTTGGTGGTTTGACGGTAATGAGCCATATTACGTCGAATTTAAAAACAACAAACTAGTTTCTTATTATACCGACAAAAAGACGATAGAGAGTAGAGCCGAAAACCAGAAGCGACAGCAGGAAGCATACGAACAAGCCCAATATGAACAGCAAGCCAGAGATGAATACAGAAAACGAGAGGCAATTAGGGCCATCGGGAATGCCTTTAAACCACAACCAATGCCCTATCAGGTGCCTGTTAATCGGCCTGTTCAGACAAACTGTTATAATGGCATTGGCGGCAGCGTGCAGTGCACGAGCTATTAAAATAGCCCCTCCATGGGCAGTACACCGTCCTTGGTAAAATCATTGTACTCTAGTAAAAGATAGGCTCCCAACGCCATCCTAGACCTTTATTTGCATTTCCAAAAAACATGGCCCAAAATTTAAGCATATACTTAAAAGAGGGGCAGGGATGCTCAGGGATGTATTTGAGGCCAGAGGCCTCACTAGACGTGAAGTTGAAGTGGCTGAGCTCGTGAGAAGCGGCCTTTCAAATCGTGAAGTTGCCAATAAGCTTTTTGTGACCGAAAAAACCGTTAAGTATCATGTGACAAACATTTACAAAAAAATAAAAGTTAAATCCCGATCACAGCTTATTGTGTGGTGTATGCCATATTTGCAAATGATCGAAGAGGAGACCCCACAACCTGAGAAAAGTGCAAGCCATGGCCCCGATTGGCTACCAGCAGGAAAGCCCGGAAGAGCCTAAAGAAATCTTGAGACTTAAAGAAGTTGATCAACAACTAAGCCTTTTACGCCGAAAATTAAATGAAATTGAATTATTGTTTAGTGTAATAGATTCGGACAAGCTGAAGGCCTTAAACGCAGTGGCTGCGCTGGAAGATGAAAAGACCAAACTGACTCAATGGCAATTGATTTTATAGTTATTTTCCTTGTCGGCATTCCAATAACAACTTTCTTAATTTTACAACATCGTCATGTTGCAAGCAGGCCCAATTTGGCTCGCCAGCTACAACTTCGCAAAAGCCCCACACACCATCGAATTTCACACCCTTGGCATCTTGTTCAATGGTTTTCTTTGACGCACATCCAGCGCTAAGGGCCAGAGAAAGAATTATTAAGAGCTTCTGCATTTGATTCCTTTATGGCTTTTGAGACTTTTTCTAACTCAGCTTTCATTACCTGTTTTTTTTCTTCCGGATCTAAATCGTAATGCCTGTCATCAAGCTGTTTAAGAATTTTTAAGATTTCAGGGATTACAGCGAGAAGCATGTAAAGTAGTTTTATATTCATCTGATCCCCCAATCTAAAATTCTGAGCTTAAACTTTTCAGGGCCTATTAAATCCCTGAAATAATCCATTGCGATTTTCGACATTGTGACAACTGGCTCTTCCTTCATGGTTTCTGCTGTTAGGCCCAAGAGAATGCAACCTTCAGTGTCACGCTCTTTGTTACCTGCATGAATTAAAATGTCCTCTCTTCGAGGCACGTCCATAACCTTGTAAACATTTTTAAATTTTGTGCCGCTGTAAGGCTCGCAAATGTACTCGCCAGCATCAATGCGTGAATCAAAATCTGTTTGTCTTAATGGATTTTCAAGGGTGAAAATGGGCTCATGATCCACGCCCCTGATAGTGATCATGCCCAACGTCGCCATTGAGTTAGCCCATGCCCGAACTAAAGTGACTTCTTTCATGCTTTCATCCCTCAACTTTGGACATTAGTACCATCCAACAATCGGCAGCTTTAAGTTACACTTAACTGCGCTTCCACTTGCGTAAGAGTTGCCCTGCAAGCGCACACTACTCTGCACCATTTCAATAGTTGTTGAGCTCTTGTAAACAGGCATAAAAGTAATGAAGGTCCCGCCGACGTTAAAAACTAAACATACGCCGTCAACCGCATCTTCGTTTTTATTTGTTGATGAAGCGCCGCCATTTGGTAAAGCCGATGGGTCCATCACTGGTGAGCCGGCTACACTTGCAATGCTAAGTGTGAAGTTTCCCGCCGTACCTGTGCCGTTCCACTCGACCATTGTAGCAATGTTTAAAAATTGACCGTCACGGTAGCACTTAGAGCCAACCACAACCATATCAGCATCGGCGGGAGTAGCTACAATAGTACAGCTTGCAACAGAGGTGCGAGTGGGAGCCTTACCCGTCTTAGAGCTATCAACTGAAACTGCAGCAATGGATGAAGCCGCAATGAATAATAAAATTAAATATCTCATGATGCTTTTTCTCCCATGTAAACGCTGACAGATGCGCCTGTGCCGCTTATTGATGTGACGTTGGCCCTAATAAAATCCCACGAGGCGCTAACTGCAAAGCCATCTGTGGCCTGTGTCGTGCTTAGCGTAAGCGATATAGTCCCAAGCGTTACCCATAAGGCGGCGGCGGCATCGGCTGATATGTTATTTCCTTGGATCGCAATTACAGCAGCGCCAGCGCCATCAGTTGTCGCGCCATGTGCTTGAAATGTCGTGTTAGGTACAGAATTATTAACTACTCTGTCCGCGCCTGTTGTTGTTTTTTCTAATATCTTTTGCCCCATTTGCTTTCTCCCTTTATTTTGAATTTATAAATCACATTTTTTAAAAAAGCGGGCAGCACATTTTATTTATGGTTGGATCGAAACAAAACATGACAGCCCGCCAAGAAGGTTTCCCTTCTTTATTTAGATTCGCTAGCTGGTTTTTCGACTGCTGCTGGTTGTGCTACGGCTTGAGCAGCAGGACATACATCTGCCATTTTAAGGCCTGCAAGTGACAGAAGTCCGGCTAAAACAAATCCTAAAATACTGCCTACAACTTTTGGATTTTTCTCGATAAATTCTTTCATGTTTTTTCCCCTTTGGTTTTTAAACTTTTTTTGCTCTTATTAACATCAACTGCTTTGTAAGATTTGTGACCTCTGTGCGAATCATGTTGGCCACTTTCGTGTCTACTGTTCGAGTGTACTCATCTAAGAGTTTTTCAAGTGTGGTAACGCGTTCGCCGAATTTCTGAAGGTCGTTTCTGTTCATAGTCAAATTGGCAGATAGGTCTTTGATTTGCGCGTTTATAGAGTCAATGCCTGACCTGAAGTTTTTAACGCTGTCCTCAAGACGCGACTCTTGTATGGAGGCGTTTTTGTGTTTTAGCTCTTCAACTTCCTTGGCCTTTGCAAAATAAGCACTGATGAGCCAACGCATGCCGAGAAGTAATATGCCTCCAGCTCCTGCACCACCACCGATTATTTTTTCTAAAGAGCCGATTTCGTCCATACTACCTAAACACCAGTAAGTTGATTTGATGATCTGATGATGCTGCTGATGTTGTAGCTCCATAGGTATTAAAACTGTTTACAGTTCTTTCTGTTGAGACATCAACCTCCCCGCAAAACCTTGTTACAACAGAGCCATTATCGTTACCAGTTACACCAGCGTTTCTGGTGCTGCCCGCGACAATGTATTCTGTGTCCGGCATATCAAAATCTAGGTTTACATAATTGTCTGCGCTTCCCGTATTTGCACCGGGTATAGCAGAATGAATATTTTTTGAATTATAAATCTCAAGCCTTTTCAAATTGCAGTCGCCAGACGTGTTCGCTGATGTTGTGTGTGTGAATGTGAAAGTGTTTGTGGTAACCGCTGTAATACGAGCTGTAATGTCAGCCATTGTGCCAGATGTTGCATCAACTCTGACTTTGTGACCAACCCTGTGGCCATGATCATTTAGAGTTACCACAACCTGATCACCAGTCCTAACATAAGTTGCAGCAGTGTCGGCAATCACTTGAGGAGTTGCGTTTACCCAAGCTCTAGGCTTTATCATCCCCACAGCTTCGTTTAACGCATACCAATTAGACCCATCACAGACCAATTCGTAAACATCATTTTGAAACCACAATGTTGCCGTTGCCTCACCGTCGATAGTTTCAGCAGAATTGCCATCTATTGTAACTAAATTTCCACCTGCATTTGTTTTTTTAATTTTTAAAACTCTACCAGTATTTGATGCAGCCGCTGGAAGGTTAATGGTTATCGCACCGCTAGTAGAGTCTGCTAAAATTGTTCGGTCTGTGGCCAGCACAGTGTAAGGACTATCCGAGTCATCAATTGATGTTATCGTCTCATTTACAATCGATCCAATTGTTGCCTTTTTAGAATTTCCACTATCGCTGGTGTCTGAAATTAAAGTTAAATCATCTAGTGCCGCAGAAACCTCAGATAATGCGCCAAAATCGACACTCGCACCGCTCACAGTCGCCCATGTTCCGTCAGCTTTTAAATACTTGTTGGCAGCCGCATCACCGGACGCCGGAGCTGGCACAAGCCCTTTCGTGCCTCCGCTTCCAGAGTCGCCTACCATCACGTCTAAAATTGCAGTTGCTTGTGCCGATGTTAAATCAGTTGCATCCCCTGTTCCAGCGCTTGCAGCACGACCTTTGATTGTACTCTGGGCCATGTGTGCAAGCTTGGCGTTTGTTACCGCTTCATCTGCAATTGTCGCCGCTTGTGAGCCACCGCCACTTGCAGTTACATCACCAGTTAAAGCAGATAATCTTGTATCTACATCAGTTTGTAATTCATTAAGTGCATTTTGCACAGTTGTAGCAGCGAGATTACCTGATGGCGTATTTGTTATAGCACTCGCTGCATGTGCGTCCGTAGCATCAGAAATATGCGCGGTCGCTGTGTCTAGCTCTGTTTGTAACTCATTAAGAGCATTTTGCACATCTGTTGCGGCTAGATTTCCAGAAGGAGTATTTGTCACCGTCGATGCTGGAATTGATATTGTAGATTCAACAGTGTAAGCGCCTTCATCTTTTAAATATATTTGTCCTGTGTCTGATCTTAAATACCTGTCTCCATCTTCTCCGAGTGCATTCGATGGCGCTCCTGATCCAGCCCGAAATGATGCCCCCGCTTCACCCGTTGCTGACAAAGTGATGTGATCAACTGTGTAAATCTCATTGTCATCGCTATCCGTTAAAATAATTTTATAAACACCTGTAGACCAAAATATATTAGCCTCACCTCTGGAATCTAAAATCACAGGATTGGCATTTGCGACAGATGCCGCTGATGTTGTGTACGTGGCTTTTCTTGTAGAAGTGCCCGCTTCGTAAGTGTTTACTTTGCCGCCTGAAAGTGGATCGCCGTTCAAATCAAAAAATTGCATTTTAGGTGAAGGTAATAAGTGAGCCATTATAATGTTCCCGCCCATGATTCAGATGTGAAGCACCAGATGTGAACAGCGCCAGAGCCGCCATCGCCGCCGGATTTGCCCGCTTGTGATGCGCCAGTGGCTCCACCACCGCCGCCACCGCCGCCAGCTCCTGAATTAGCGGCAGCACTGGCCCCCGCTGTAGTAGCGCCAGACAATGAAGATGTTCCATCACCGCCTGCGCCGCCCGCTCCAAATCCTGCGCCGCCGCCTCCGCCGTTACCACTTGAAACTCTACCGCTTGGTGTGGCTGTATTGGTTCCGCCTGCGCCGCCCGCTGCCCATGTTGACGATGCACCAGCTATCCCAGCTACAGCAGCAACTCCACTTGCTCCCACGTTTTTGCCATCACCGCCCGCCGTCACTTCGCCAGTTGTTGACCATGCCGAAGTCGGGGCAGTTCCGCCTAATGATCCGCTTGCACCATTGGCACCCTTAAGGCCCTTATCACCGCCTCGAAAAGTGAATGTGCCAGCATTACAAACTATTGTTGTCGTGCCGCCGTCTACGCCATTGTTTGCGGTGCCAACTGTTCCACCGGCCCCACCTGTTCCGCCAGCACCTATCGTCACCGTCACTGATTCTGCTGTCGTTGCAGGAATAACGATAACTCTCGGTATTGCACCGCCGCCTCCAGCTCCACCGGCACCAGCGTCGAGTGGATCGTTTATAACGGCACTTCCACCACTGCCACCACCGCCGCCACCGCCAAAAGCGATTACCTTAATCATGGTGTTCATCAATGTCGGCAGCACCACACTCTGAGAGCTTGTGACTATTTTTCTTTGCCATGTAAGGATGCCAGATATTTTCGCTTGAGTGACGGCACCATCTGCAATGTGTGCAGTGTCTATTGATCCATCAACGTAATGCTCAGAATCAATTGAATCATCTTCTATTTTTGTGCCATCAACAGCGTCAGGAGCTAGCTTTTGATTTGTGACAGCTTCATCATCAATTTTTGCAGTAGTGACTGCTTCATTTAAAATCTTAACTGTTGTGACGGCATCATCTGCTAAAAGTGCTGTCAATATAGAGCCTGTTGCAATGTGTGTGACGTTATCACGAGTTATTAAAATATTATCATCTGCATCGGCTAAAACAATTTTGTATGCTTGATTTTTAAGCCAGATGTTTGCCTGTCCATTGGCATCTAAGATTACTGGATTTGTGTTTGGAGTCGCCTCGGCTTGGTCTTGATATGTCGCAAGTGGCGTCGATGTACCAGCTTCGTAAAAATATACTTTACCACCATCAAGCGGAGCACCGTTTGAATCTACAAAAGTCTGGATCAAATTCGGCATTAGGTGTGAGATGGTAGCCTCCTCGCCATTACAAAATTAAAATCAATATAGTCTTGAGCTTTTTTGGTAACGTCTTTATTTTCTCTTATCCACCGATAAACAGTTCCTTCGTGAACACCAATGGCGCGGGCAACATCAGGCGCAAACATCGTTTGGCCCTTTAAAATTGCCAGCCGATTGTCTCGCCGATTTCGACTCTGCTCTTTTGCAGTGGCCCATCGGCAATTTTCTTTTGTGTAGTTACCATTTGAATCAATACGATCAAGGGTCATTCCGACAGGACGCGGACCCATGTCGGATAAAAATGTTTGAAAACTTTCGCGCCACTCTTTACAAACTTCAATCCCACGACCGCCGTATTTTGGGTAATTGTGTCGTTTAGGATTATGACAACGCATAATCATGCAGTTCCATGTTTTGTATGTTGGATGGCCAGACATATTGTGAACACGAATGCATCCGCAGGATTCAGTAGATCGCTTTTTGCGAGTGAGTGATGTTGCCAAAACCTCAACTTCTTTTCCACACACACATCGACACCGCCAATGCCTCGGCTTTCTCCCATTAACCAAACTTAAGGCAACGAGGCGTCCATATTTCATTCCAGAAAAATCACGATGACTCATCTAGTTGCCTCCTTCTGTTTCAAGCTGCTTGATTAAATCTTCCATTGCTTTTGAGCCGGGCTTTAAATCAGACGCCCTGACCAAAATGCTTTTTGCTTTTCTGCTGTTTAAAAATTCAGATTTTAGTTTTTTGTATCTCTCGATTTTTTCTTGATCTGTCGTGTGGTTTAATATTTTCTCAAAACCGTCATTGGCCCATTTTTCTTCGCCCTTGGGCTTTTCTTCGGCTATTTTATTGCCTGCTGACTTCGCAGCGTTTGCCGCTCTTTCAGCTACCAATGTTTGTCGAAACTGTTTTGCAAGCTCAGACTTTACATTGTCAGGCACATTCATTTTCATTATCGCAAGCTCTGAAACAGGGCCTTTGATTTTGATAACACCGTCTAGGATTTGTTTTGTAACTCTTGGCCCATAGTTATCCATAAGGGCACCAATGGTGCCGCCGATGGCCATTCCCATTGGGCCCGCGAATACTCCTCCTGTGGCAGCCCCTACGCCGCCCTTGCCTGTGGCACTTTGTCCAAGAGCTCCAAGCATAGCCCACAAGTTTACGTTTCGTGATCCGCTAAACATGGTCTTGTCAAAAGCAGCCGCATCTTGCGCGGCCTTTACCGCTTCGACCAAATCCTCATCAGCGTACTTAGATAATTCTTGAAGTTGTTTCTCAGCATACTTTCTGCCACGAGCTACTTGCTGAAGTTTATTCTCAGCGCCTTGCTCGCCAAAGGATTTAAGCCTATTGAAAACTTCTTTTTGTGCTTTTAATTTTTGGTCAGCACTTTTTAATTTAAAAGACGCAGCATTTTTTTTAATCGCTTCTTTTACAAGATTTGGTTTTGCAAGACGCTTTGCCGCTGCGGCTCTCATTTCAGCTTCACGAAGCGCACTTGCTTCAGGCAGTGAGCGCTTAACGCCCTCAAGCCGTGTAGGGCTCTTGAGTGTGCGCTGTGCTTTTGTCATGTCATCGATGGCCTGTGTAAGGTCGCCGCCTTCTTTCGCAGCCAACGCCTTCACAGTTTCTAAATCATATTTGGCCGATGTTCGATCAAGCCCGCCTAAGCGATTAAGCGCTCTATCAGGCTTTCCGAATCTTTCACTTGCCTGTCCAAGCAATTTCGCATCTTCTGCGACCATTGCCATTTTGTCTTTGTATGCAGGATTGGAAAGCTTTAATTGCTCATCCAGAGATTTGCGAAGTGACTTAAGGCTTTGATTGTAAGCATCGTCATAAGCACCGCCTGAAAGATTCCAGCTTGAAATATCATTATCAAGGTCTTGAATGATGCGTTTTATTTCTTTGGCTGGAAGTTTTATCTGCCCATTCGCACCCGTCTGACCTTTTCCAAAAATCAACTGTCCATATTGCTGAAGTTTAGAAACAGCTTTGCCGGCTGAATCAGATCCACGCTCGGTTAGTTGTTTAGTAGCTTTTATGAGGTCATCATAAGAACTTGAAACAGAAACAGCCTCATCCCCAAGGGACTCAACAGCTTCTTTTGATCCTGCACTTACTTTTTTCTTAAGACCAGTAAGCGCATCGCTCACCATCGGCTCGACATTTGACGCCGATGCCTTTGACTGCAGCCCTGCTTTTTGATTTTTAAATGATTCGTCTAATAATATTTTGGCCCTGTTAACCTGCTCTAAAGCAGTGTCTCTGCCTTCAATGCGTGAGTTTTTTATGCCATCAGCGACTTCATCTAGGTGTTTTTTTGCCGAGTCAAAATCAATTTTAGCATTGTCTAAATCGTCACCTAGTTGACTGACAATTTTGGTTGTCGTTTCGTAAAGCTCATCGAAAGTTTTTGCGCTTCTGATTCTTTCAGGATTTTGCAAATATCTTTCGATAACCTCTTCTTTTACACCGCCAAGACTTGATAATAGTTTTTTACCAGCCCAGCCCGGTGCTTTAGCCGCGGCACTTAGGGCCTTGCCGCCTGCATACATTGCCGGCGGCATAAGGGCACCAAATGCGGCACCTGTGCCTGCAGCCTCGGCCCTTGCGCCAATGTCAGAAAATCCAGTGTCAGGAGTGTAAGCCGCGCCAAATATTGCGCCCTCTGTTGCCAGACGGCCAGATTGACTTGCAAGACGTGCTGCTAGTGGTGCTGTCTTTGCGGCACCTACAATGCCCAACGCTTTACCAGCGGCTCCAACGCCTTTTGAAATGGCCATGCCGGGCGTAAGAAAACCCGCGATTTCTCCGCCCAAATTATAGCCTGGTGCTTTTTCTTTTATGCCTTGTGAGCGCTTACGTGCCCTATCTACTCGATCAGAATAGCTTTCATCAGATTGTGGAGCATCGTAAATCGCACCAGCCAGCTTGTCTGTGACAACTTCACCAGCAGCTTGCAAATAAGGAAGTGTTCCCATCGATGAGCTTTTGGCAAAGCCTTCGAGAGTTGCCATGCCCTTATCACCAGCCGTTGCACCTTTTGGCGCATCTTCAGTGATAATTGCCCAAGCGTCCTCGCCTACTTTTTTATAGACGTTTCCCTCTTTATCCTTACGAGTGACTGGCACCCATTCGTCTTGACCAACTTGCTGATAAAATGTTCCGTCCTTGGCTTGTCTTTCCATTAATCAGCCCACTCAATTTGGTTGGTTTTAAAAACTTTATTTTCCCCAGCTACAGCCGAGTCCATGCCGTAACCGCTGCCGTCTTTTTGTTGTTTTCTTGGCCGGCCATCTTCATCAAATGATAATTGATGCCGTTTTGGTCCTTTGCCGGGGCCGTGAATAATATCCATTTGCAAATTCGACACACGTTTTAGATTGTCCTTAATCATTTCCTTCGGAAGTGATTTATCAAGTGACCCAACCGCTGCCTGTAGTAACGCCATTTCTTTTTCAGAAACAGCACCAAGAGCGCCGCCTGTTGGTGAGGCCTCACGCATGGCTTGAAGTTTATCAAACGCAGAGTTGGCCTTAACTGAGTCTAAAACTCTGTCGAGGTTATGCGCTGCTGTGCCGGGTATCTTGCCGACTAGCGCAGCCTCACCGCCCGTTGCTAAGCGATTGTTGTCGATGATGTCCATAGCGCGACCGATGTCTTGATTTACTAAGTTTGCGTTCGCAACAGCCATCTCTTTTTGTTTTTGCGATTTCTCTGCTGCCGCTCCAACTTTGGCGTCTGCTGGGCCGCCGGGTATTGCTTCAAGTGAGCCGTCTTGCGTAAATCTATAGCCAGCAGGAGCATTTTTGCCGCCCTTTTCTGCCATCAAAGCTCGCTCTCTTAAATTATAATCTTTCTGCTTCCACTGCTCACTTAACCGATCACTTAATGACATTGCAGACTCGACCAAAAACTTTTGGTTTTGTGGTGAAAACTCAGCGGGCAGCTTTGATGCGTCCATTCCGTTATTTTGAAGCTGTTGAAGTCCCATGTTCCACTCGTCTTGGTTTCTGGCAGCACCTAAAACTTGTGCGCCATACTGAGCATTTTTAACGGCCAGCTCCATTTGCTTTTGCTGATCACCCATGCCCTGCTGCTGGGCCTGATATGCCTCTTGGCCATATCCGCCTTGTGCTAACGCTGATGCAGTTTTACTGTGATCAAAAGCCACTTTGCCGTCTGGACCTACTTGCATTCCTTGCTTGTATGCGCCTTGGATTGCAGATTTTCTTTTGCGCTCATCTATTAGGTCACGCATTCTCATGCCGCCTTCTACTGAGCCCATGACATCGATTGGCTTGATCATTCCATACATTGAGGTATCAACTGGCATAAATTCCCCTATTAGGCCGTGGCCTTAATCATTTCCGATAAATTTGTTGGCTGAGAATAATTTCCCGCTATAGTTCCAAGCTTTGAAACATCACCATTGTTATTGCCGCCATTCATAGCGGTATAAGCGCCGATGCCTTGGCCTATGGCATTTGACCAAGCATTTCCACCAGCGATTGCACTTGCGGCTTGTGCGTTTCCGCCGCCGATAATATTTGATCCGGCTTGATTTCCGAAGTTTTGTGCAGCCGCACCAGTCTGTGCAGCAGCGTTTTGACCGATAGTTAAAAGGCCAGAAAGTTTATTAAATCTCTGGTCTCGGTCTGCATTAAATCTGTTGTAAACATTTTGATATTCATTCGACGCGTAGTCTTGACCATAGCGAGCCATGGCTTTGCCAGCTGCTCCACCCATCAAACCACCACGAGCGGCAGCACTTCTTTCAAGGGCCTTTTGCCCCTCTTGCATTCTAAAATCATAGCCGGGGTCTTTTACAAAATCAGATGCCGTGAATGATCGAGTAAGCTCAGGCATATTATTTGTAATTTCTGTTCCTGCAGTGCTGCCAATGTCTCTGTACTGAGATAAGTCTTTTCTTGTTGTGTTATACATTTGCCGTTGTAAAGCCGTTGCTTCGCGAATCGCCGCGGCTTGGGCCCGTGCTGCTTTTTTAGCCGAGCTTGATCCCATCATTCCGCTTACTACCGATGCGCCTGCGACGCCTACTGCTGCCCAAGACATACTATGCCCCTCCCGTGAGAGTTTTTAATTCTTCAAAATCTTTTGCGATAATTTTCTCTTCAACTTCCTTTAGATCCTCACTGCCTTCATATCCGTGGCATGTGATCCAAAGCGTGTCCTCGTGAGCTATTACAACTCTTTTTGTAAAGGGCTCAGACACAAAACAAAAAGGCCCCTCGTAAGTATTAAATCCATTGGTCGGGCAAATGACTGAGATCACGCCCTTTGCAATTACGTTAAATGTTTTTGCTCTATGGATTTTACTTACAATTACATTGCCTTTTGGGATGAATAACTCACGACCATAAACGCCTGTGGCAAAATGATGTTTTATTTTTCCTTCGTTAAATTCATCCATGCCGTAGGAATCCGGCAGGCTTCCGATGGCACTTTCAAGAGCTACAATTCTGTCACGGCGAGCTTGCAATAACTCAGGAGTCAGTGCTGTTTCGGCACTGAAGTCTGCGACCGCATCAGATAAAGTTTTTTCAATGCTTGGCTCTAGTTCATTTTCCATCATTCTAAATCCGCTATCCTTGTTTCGTGGTCATCGATTTCAGTTTCAATTTGTAAATTCGAAGGAGCGAGCTTTCCACCGACGCGCACATAAAGTTCGTTAAGCCAGCGTTGAAATGCAGGAGTGGGCACGCCGTTTTGGTCCACGATTTGTGCTTTGTGTGGTGGCTCTGGAAGTGGCCGTTTGTTATCCATTAGCTGGCCCCCATTTCTAACTCTAGGTTAGCGCCGACTAAAACACGTCTGACTGGGTCTGAAATTGTAAGTTTAAAAACACGCCCACGACCGGCCCCTAGTCTGCGCCAAATAACTCGCTTTTTGCTTTCGCCAATTTTTCCGATGTCAGCCCACATTTCATTTCCGAACGTGAATCCACCGTCATTAGAAAAAGTCAGCATGGCCTTGGGGTCTGTGCCTTGGCCAGATCCGTCAATGCCTGTGCCTTTTTCCATATCAAGCTCGAAAGTCTTATAGCGAACAATTTTATTTTCAGCGTAAAGATGCGGGCATGTACGCATGCACACAATCTCATTGCCATTGTCTGACTTAAACTCTCTCGACATTTTATAAATTGAGCCGGTTTCGTAATCGCCTACGACGTGGGTAGAATGAGCATAGGCATGTGAATAGCCTCGGTCTCTTTCTTCTAAGCCATCGTTCGTATAGGTGCGTTCATGCCATGCACCTGTTGTAATGTCGTAAACCCATGTAGTGTCTGCATCGGCGAAATTTAAAACGTAAAAGCTCGTGCCTTCATCTTGATAGACATAAGCTTTTGCGTCTGTAATATCGCCATAACTTGAAATCTTTGTTTCAATCGCGTGAGTGGATATTTTTTCCATATTCGCGCCACGAGCTTTGTAAATAAGCCCAGCGCCATTTTTGTCACGTGCCACAAAAAATAATTGATCCTTAGTTTTCTCAATAGAAAATCGAGCAGCACAGCCAAGCTCTAAAAAAGCGCCTTCCATGCGTGCAAATGGAAAATCAGCCGCGCCAGAGTTGTAAAATATCTCAGTCGTTGTTTCGTTAAAAATATAAAGAGAGCGCTCAAGCACAATCGCGCCAACTATATCGTCTGGACTTCCTTCACTGGTCGCAAAATCAAGAGCATCGATTGAGGTATCTAAAAGACCAGAGATTTGAAACTTGTCTTCGCCAATGAATATAAAATAACCATCAAGGTATAAAACTTGGTTGTAGCACTCTAAATCGTTGTTATCGACGGTCACAAATGTGTCGTTTGAAAGCGTGACAAGATAAGCGTAGGTGCCATCAACTATGGCAAGTGTCGCGCCATTATCTGCCATCGATACATGGCCAGTAGATGTTGAAAGCACTCCTATTTCCGTTGCCACCCAACTTGAAGAGATTTTAAAAAGCTTTCCACCATTGACTGTGTAGTAAGCGCCCGTTGTAGTTTCAATAGAGCCACGCTGTGGAAGGCCTGTGCCTACATTGACAAGCTGCGAGTAGCCGGGCCTATCAATTAGTGCTGCAGCTTCACCCTCTTTACCTGAGCCGCTTTCTGTGCGCCTTAAGTACCAATTCACCGACCTCTGTGCATCGATGGCAACAGAGTCAAGGTTGTAGCTTGGTCCTATGAAGCCCGGAAATCTCAAGAGTTCTCCCTAAAATAATCAAAAATTAAATCTTCAAGGTCAGCCGCCGTAACATCAATGCCATCGCCTTCTGATCTTTCAATATAAAAATCCCCGTCTTTAAGCTCTCGAATCGTAAACTCGCCGATCACTATCGAAGCGCCGTTTTCTAAAAACTGGTGCTTTCTTTCCATCTACTCACCCAACTTGTAATCAAAAGAGTTTTTCCCTGAGCAAATTGGCAAATCAGTTGTTAAAATTGGCGTCTGCATGTTTTTTCTTTTAATTGAGGCCTTCGCATCCATTGCCTGCTGCATGATTAAAGCGTCCGGCTGGCGTCCATATTCAGGGGCCAAATCAATGGCCAAGTTGTAACGGATGGCTTTTTCATAGCCCGGCGGGTAAGAAAGCTCTGTGCTTAAAGTAAGTGTTGAAAATGGCTTTAGTGAGTAAAAAACAGCTTTTTCCGTATCTGTCGGAACAAGCCAAAACGTAACTCCTAAAAGCGGATAAGCACCGTCAAAATAAACGCATTGCGGATAAGAGCTGGTGGCCTCTTTTAAACTTAACGCCGCATATTCTTTTAAAGTCAGAATTTTTAATGGAATCTCTTGCGGGTCAGTGCCTTGAATTTCAAGATTTGCACTTAGGACCTCAATGGGTCTGCTTGAGTTAAACGTGCCGCCTGTGCCCCATGTGTATGATGCCGTATTTGCAACAAGTGAAAACTCTTCTCTGACTTTTTGATAAATTACTAAATTCTCAGTAGACCAGCTTGAGAGCATTTGATTAAGCGACTCTAAAGCGTCGTTTGCCTCGTCACTTGATGGCGTCTCACTTGATGCCAAAACGCCGATGAGTCTTAGGGAGCTTGCGATCATTTCTCTGGCCGTCATGCTGTGACCTCTGGTGTTCTAAGTTTTTCTATCCATTTTCCAACATTGCCACGGTATGGGATGTTGAAGTTCCAGTGAGTCAGGTTTAGCTTTGGATCTAAATAAATCTTTCCCCCCGCCTCTCTCCACTCTCGGCAAAAATACGAATCCTCTGTGAAAAGAGCGCCATGAGCGTAAGGGATTTGGAAATAACAATAATTTTTATGGCCATCGATGTAGTAGTGTCTGTCTGGATAAGCTGCTTCAAAATCTGCAAATACTTTTCTTGTCAGTGCTAAAAATCCAGTCGGCACCATTGCCACTTGGCCAAGGCCATTAGGTCCCATCTCTTTTGGCTCATTGAGGAAATAAACTGGATAGCGCTCGTCATCTTGTTTTAAGCGATATGCACCGCCGACAAAATCAACTTGATGTTGTGCCAATCTGACTAAATCGCCAGGCTCAAACGTGACATCAGCGTCAAGAAAAATTAGTTTATCGTCACCGCTTGCTAAAAATTCTTTAACAAGCTGATTGCGCCCAAATGCTAAGTTTGTGCAGGAGGGTAAAAAGCGGACGCTCAAACGAACGCCCGCCGCCATGCCTAATGCGATTTCTGCCAGCAGACAATCTACTAACTGGTACTGTAATTTCCCATCATAAACTGGTAAACCAACAAAAACCTTTAACATGTATTTATCCTTTAGTTAGATGCCACAAGTCCAGCCGCCTCTAAGCGTGCTTCAACCTCTGCCAGTCGTGTCTGAAGGTTAATAATTACCGCTACCACCGTTAGACATTCATCGACTGATGAAAATCCCGCGCCGTTGGTTGTGGTAACTGTTCCGAGTGAATAGTCTGGTGTGCCAGGCGCAGATGCCGTAAGCGTCGTCAACTGAGCAGTTAGTGCCGCGCCTTGAGCTATTGGATCTTCTCCATAGAAACTATCCTTTAATGGCGCACTTGAATCTGATTGCATTTTATTTTCTCCTGTTAAAATTTAAGTTTTTTTAGCATGTAAAGTGGGCAGCTAATTAAAGCCGCCCACTTTTTCTTTAGCCCATTATTTTACAAGCAAGCTCTGGGTAGACTGATTTCCAGCCCCAAAGCGCATCAATTCTGCATGGCAAAATGTCGTTGTTGATGTCGTATTGACGAACAATACGGAACGACAAACCATCGTCAGAAATTGACTTCGCCATATCAACGCCGCCCGGCTCTGGTAATTTCACCATGCCTAGAGCAAACGCATCTTTATGGAAAGCAATGTTGGCTACGCCGACATCATTTGCATAACTTGTTGCGTGGCCGTAGGTCGTTACTGCGTCGCCATCGGCTGGTGCCGCACTTACGTTTTGGTAAGGGCCAGACAAGTAAATGGCTGGTGAAATTGGCAATGCCGCAACTTCGTTTGTCACTGCATCTGTGTCAGCTGTCACAACAAACTTCATCAATCGGCCAGTAGATTCTTTTGTCACTGGATTGACTGAGTAAACGCTTGCAATCTCAATAACGTCGCCTTTTTTCCATGCTCCAGTAATGGATGCAGTAGAAAGGCCGTCAATGTGAAGAGTTGCAGTGCCGTTAGTTGTAACTGTTGTGTCGATAAGAGGTGTACCATCAAAAGCGCCGGCTGTGTGAGCAGCTACGTTTTGACTCATCATCCAGTTAAAGCCCAAGGCTTTACCCATGCGTCCTTTTACATACTGCTTAGAAAGTTCAGCTTGTGAGTTGAACAAACCAGACAAGTATTTAACGTATGCAGCTTGCGATGCAGGGCTCAATATAAGATTGCGCTCATCATCGTATGGGCATCCGTTTTCATCTAACATTGCGCCAGCTTGTAAAGCTGCATCTATAGCCAAAGCTTCAGATGTTGGCTGCACACCGATTACACCAGAAAAGTTGGCAACTGTGTTTTTCGCGTTCAAAAGACCAGAGTAGTCAATCTTGTTCGCAAGTGGTGTGATCGCTGGCTTGATATAACGCTCGTTAAATTCATCAATGCTCAGAGCAAGCTCTTGAGTCGAGAATTGAAACGCAACGTGATAACGCTGATCAACTGTCAATGCCACGTATTGGTCAGCAACGTCTTGAAGATCAAGAGCCGCACCTTCAATGGCTTCGAAGCGCACTGGCTTACGAATGTTGATAACGCTTCCGATTTTTGCGCCTTTTTGCGCGAACTCATCAGACACGTCTTTATGTGACGCCTTTGCAAAAGATATTTGGTTTTTAAGCTGTCTCATTGATTCCTTAGTAATCATTGAGATGCTTAGTAAAGTGTTTGAACTCATTTTAAATTCTCCTAATAATTAAGAGCTCGCCTTTTTTCCTGCTCAGCCCTCATGCGCTCATACTCAGCTTGAGAAACATCATCGTCATAGACAGATTTTTTTCCGTTAGCAGAGCTAGTGCTGATTGGCTTTGGCGGCGGCGGAGCTTTTGTTGTTTTGGTTTTTACTTCTTTGGTTTTTTCTACAGACGGCTTTTGAAGTCGTGCCTCAAAACGACCGAGCGCACGAGCTGCCTCAAAAGGTGGAAGGGCACACATCCTTGCATACTCTTCTTTATCTTTTGCTAGCGCGTACATTAATTCAGGCCCATTGTCGGATTCTAAAATTGCTTGACTGACTGCGGGTGACATTTGAATGTCATCAACATCAGCAATAGTTTCTTCAAAATCGTCATGAGCTTTTTTAAACTCTTCAACTTTTCCTAGAAACACGGTTTTTTTAGATTCCGCTTCATGCCTTAGTTTCTCATGGCGTTCTGCTTCTTTTACGGCCTTGATCTCTTCAAGGGCTGCCCATTTAGCGTGTGCTCTATAAAACTCAGTAGACGTTTCATAGTCATCTGGATCTGGCTCACCCTTAACATCAGAAGTTTTTGTAACTTGAGTTGCCTCTTGTTTTTCATCAGGCTTTTGAACACGCAGGGCTTGTTGCCGCCAGTGTTCTAGCTCTGCTTCTGTTTGTGAAAGTCTAGCGTTAAGTTTATCAATACGCTTTTTAAATCCACGCTTAGGCTTTTTGTGCCCTTCTTTATCTTTGGCCGATAGTTCAGACTCATCAGAATCCGAATCATCATCTTCTTCACCGTCTGTTTGTGATGTTTCCGAATCATCATCATCGCTTTCGATAATGGCATCTTGTGCCACTGTCTCGGACTTAACTTCTACCTCGACTTTTTCACCAGCTCTTAGACGTTCATAATCAGATTGACTGATATTCTCATCCATAAGAGATAGCTGTTTTGTTTCAGTAGTCGTTTCTTGTGTAGCTTTTTCCATGCGCTTACACTCCCATGTTGTTACTCGGTGGTAGCCCGCCGATAGGTTGTTGATCTTGAGGCATTGCAGGGGCTTGTTGCCCACCAAACGCCATATTATTTTCTAAATTTTGTTGTTCTAAAAACTGCTCATCTTCGATGGGCTGATCCATGTCGAGATAACTCAAACGATCTTGGAGCTGCGCCATTTGCGCTTCCATTTTCTGCATCGCTTGGATTTGTCCGACTTGCGTTTGAAGTAAAAGGGCTGAGTCTTTTTGCTCTAGCTCTGCCATCTTCTTTTGTAGATCAACCTGCATTTTTGAAAACTCGATGCGCTCTCTTGACTCAAGCTCTCTGGTTTTTTGGTCTAGCTCATCTTGTGATTTATTTAATTGCTTAGTTAGCTGATCAAGCATCTGCTGCATTTGTTGCATCTGTGCTTGGACTTCTGGTGGTATTGGTGCTTGATCTTTATTTTCAATAACGCCCGGAGGCGCCACTTTTTTGAGTCGCTCTGCCATTTCATGAGCGCCTGGTATATCTAAGCTTTTAACCATTAAATCGCCAATGATCGGAAACAAATTAGGATATGACTTTGTAAGGTCCAGCATGGCTGCTGCAGCCTCTTGGCGTTTTGTCGCAAAGCTTGGGCCTGTCTCAACCGCAATGTCATATTTTCCAACATCCATGCGGTAAGTGACCATTTTGCCCTTGTGCTTAAACTCTTCATTCAGACGAACAACTTCCTCTTCACCCTCTTCACCGATGATGCGCCCAACTCTAGGCCCGTCGTAATAGACTGGAATCCAAGCGTTTATAATGACGCCTGTGTGACGAATGGATCTGGTCAAGTTATCGATTAAATGAAAGTTAGAAGTTTGTGCTTGAGCATTTCTGCGCTGAATTGCAATGCCTGATGTCTCATTTGATTTCGCGCCTAGAGCTGCATCGTAAATACCAGTTGTTGATTTTAAATCGTCACTTGCAAGCATACGAGCTTGAGTGATGGCCTGCACAGGAGGCTCATAAGCATTTCTTTGTGGAGGTGGCACAGCTTGACCATTGATGTCTTTAGCCTTGTACTCAAGGTAAGCATGGCTTTGTGTGTTTGCCGTTGCCCACTTAGACTCATGCCCTTCGAACTGCCCCTCAACGCCTATAAATGGCGCACGAGGCGCTAAGGCAATGGTCTCAGTCTCAGAGCTTGCCCAATAGTTATACATGCGCTGTGGATCCATTGCCGGACGCACAATGCCTGACAGCACACGCTTGCCATTTACATAATACTCATCACCTAAAGTTGGTATGATCGGAATAAACTCGCCCGGAATGTCTGTCTCTTCTAAGATTTCTTCGCCATTGATTTTGTACCACTTGATTTGTGGCAAAATTGTTTTTCTAACCTGAACAATATCAATGCCAGGTGGAAGCCCGCCAAGCTCTGCAATCAACTCTTCATACTCTTCTTTTAAAAGAGTCGAGCCATCAGATAATTGATAAAGCTCTTTTTCCTTGAAAGTTTTTTCATAATATTCACAAACTCGGCACTCTTCTTTATCGACCCAGCCATCCTCATTGCCCTCATGAGCGCCCCAGATGTCATCCTTTGAAAGTTCAGCCTTTGGATATTCGGCTTTGAATTTTTCCCTCGACATTTTGTCTACAATGAAACCAAAACTTGCGTCTGAGCCATCAGACTCTTGAAAAGAAGGGTCCAGATATGCCGACATAAAATTTGGCACACGCTTAATTAAAATCTCTTGGTCGAATGAAACTGGATCACAGTAATCAGTGATAAGACGCCAAAAGCCTATGCCGCCCGTTGCTGCTTGTTCGAAAGCTGTGTCATAAGCCGCATCTGCATTTGATCTACGCTCAATGTGACGGGCTAAGCCTTGTCTGATTTTAGCCGTTTCAATATCTGCTTGGTCATCGACTGGTGAAAACTTAAGTGAAGGCCTGTTTTGTCTTTGGTCATTTGTAACTTGCCGAACAGCAGGACCAACTTTGTTAATTGTAAGACTTGGCTTACCGTCTTGATCACGTCTGCGCTTAATATCTTCAGGCCACTGATCGCCAGTGCGAAATTTTAAATCTTCTTCAGCAAGTTTGTAGATGTCTCGCCAATAGTTCTCGGCTAATTGAAAACGCTTTTTGGCCCTCTCAATAACATCATCACTATCAAGTTCAATTTGATCTTCTTTTTCATTGGACACACTGACAGTTTCGACATGATATAATTCAAATAAAACATCTATAAATATCGATTAAAATCTATTTAAGTAGATGTTTGCTTTTGACCTAATGGCTAGACCTTAAGCGCGTGTTTTGCTGTTATATGCTTATAAAATGACAGACGAGCAGGTTCACAGACTAATTGCCGAGCATTACCAATACGTTTTTAGAGTCGTGTATAAATTCGTCAGGCGCAGAGAAGATGCAGAGGACGTAATGCAAGAGGCTGTCATCTTGGCTATGACAAAACATGACCAGCTAAAAGATGAAAGTAAATTTAGGGCATGGTTTGCCGCACTTGCCGTTAATAAAGCCTTAAGCTACTTGTCTCGCTCTAAATGGCTAAAGCATGAAAGAATCGATGAGCTTTTAAAACCGATTTCATACGAAACCAAATTCGAAGATAATTTCTTTTACAAAGACGCGCAGATAAAACTAGCAGCTAAAGCTTGCGACCTTCCACCAAGGCAAAGCATGGCGTATGACTTAAGAGTAAATAAGGGTTTAGATTTTAAGGAAATAGCTGAGAAAATGGGCTGTGGTTATAACACCGCAAAAACTCATGCGAGGCTTGCGACTATGAAAATCAAAGGCACTCATTAGCCCATCATCCCATCCAGCCTGTGCCCCCTCGATAAACAGTCGGCGGCTTTGGCTGAGCCTTAACAGCTTTTGGAAACTCAGCGCCTATTAACGGATCTAAAATGCGAGCCATGCAGTCGAGCATATCGTCATGTACACACACTGGAAATGCCAAATACTCATCGTTTACGAACGAGTGGATGTAATCAACAGACCTGCCCTCGTAGTCTACAAACATTAGTCTTTCAGGAAGCCACATTCTTTTTTGCTCAAAGATAGGCACGAGTCTTTTTATTCGGTCCTCTTTGGCTAATGCCCCACCGACAGGAGTAATATCAAAGCGGTAGTTTTTTTCTTCCATTACATACTTAATATGCTCAATGTCTGAGTCTTTGCCGTATTTCTCATAGGCGGTTTTTATGGGCTTATATTTTCTATGAAAGTAAAAAAGCTTTTCCGTTCGCTCTGTTAAATTCATTCTGTCTCTTACGCCATCAACAAAATAATAATTATTATCAGGCCCTAGTCCTATGACTTTCATCACTGTGTAATCAGACGTGGATTTCTTCTCACTCGCTGGATCAATCAGCAAATACAAATTCAAATCTTCTGATTTCAAGGCACTTTTGTAATAACATAACCACTCAGGCTTGAATCCCATTGATTTATCTGCAACGGGATCTAAGAGCATTTGTGCGCCGAATGTGTAAGGCCCTTGATCTCTTCGTTTTTCTATCAAAAGCTCATCACTCATAAACACAGGTCGGCCATCCATCTTGCCGCCCTCTCTTGCTGGCTTAATACGAGCCTTTACTGAGCCTCGATCCATCATGGTTTTATATGTATCGTTTGCGTGATAGCGCGTGCCGATGTAGCGTTTCTTCCCGCCTTGGGCACCGAGGTTAGTTGATAGCTCCCATGCCGCTGTGGTTTTTTTAATTTGCTCAGGTGTGCTTACAGACTCACGAGTCACAACGTCATCATACACCATTAAGCCAAAGTGTTTTGAGGTCGGTTGGCCATCGACAAGCCCCCACGCTTCAATCGTTGATTCTTTTGGGTTTTGATCACGCTTAACAATGATGCCACTATCTAAAGACCACTTAGGCGCTTGAGATTTTGGCTCTGCCCAAAGCACATCGGGAAATAGATTTTTCAAAAAAGTATTCTGCTCAAGTTCTTGTTTGATTTGACTCAAGAAAGCTTTAGCTATTGGCCTTGTGTGCGAGAAAATTCCAACCGTTAAATTGGGATCGTTTAAAATGTCTTTTATTGTGAGAGCAAAAGTTATCGTTGAGCTTTTGAAATGTTCACGTGCCCATAAATCTAAATAGCCGTCTGGCTCAGACTCGACCTCTCTACAATTGCCGTAGATCCAGTCATGGTCAGCGTCTTTTCTTTTACACCCAACAGTAAGTAAAAAAAATAAATCTTCTTTGGCTAAACGCCTAAGAGCTTTATTGTCTTTAGACTCAAGCACTTCAAGGTAAAGGTCATTGGCTTGTTTGCGGGTTAGGCCGTGGCAGATCATAATGGCGGCGTTGATTCTTTAAATTTTTTCTCAGCCAATAGCGCTTCCTGCTTTACCATCACCGCATCTCTTAACTTCTTAGTCGCTGTCACAACCTCATGGCTTGGCATATAAGCCCTCACACCATCGTTATACTCCAAATAGCAATAAAGCATAAACTCAGACTGACAGCCTTGGCATAATGCTTTAGCGATTGAGTGCTGAAATCGTGTGGGCTTTTTAAATGCTGTTAATATTTTTCCACCACACAAACACTCGCCTGAGTATTCAATCTTGCCCATTACTATCCTCGTATCTCTTTGGCTTCATAAGTTTAATCGTCTCGCCTTTATTTTCTTTCGACTCTTCTGAAATAACTTTTTCAAATACAGACTTAAGCTTAGCGTCGGTTTTATCTTCAGCTTCTTTATAAGCTTCAATTAACTTTGACTTAAGAAGCGAATTGAATTTACTTTTCACCAGACTCACCCTTTATCTGTTTAATCCTATCCTCTAAATCCACTGGCTCAATCGTCACATTTTGGTTTACATTATTTTGCACGTTTACTTGGACACCTGCGCCCTTATCACTCCACCCGTCAAAATGATTTAAGCATTTAATTAGCATCGTTGTGTCGCCCTCTTGCGCCATCTTTATAGCCTTTTGTCTTAAGCTAAGCCTAACGCCCGCCATGTGATACTCTTTAAATTCATTGTAAGTTAGCCCTGTTGTCTCTTTTATCCTGCGCTCTATCGTGTCAACTGAACATCCCATCTGTGCCGCGGCATCTTCTCGCTTTGGATCAAGACGCATTAAACTAGCAAGCTTCTCCATGTCTATTTCAATAATTGATCCAAGAGGTCTGCCCATTTTTGGCTTGGCTTCTTCACTCAAAAGCCGCCCCCAACTGCAGCAGCATTTCCGTAAACTTTTTCTACAACAGCAATATTTTTGTCACCACCGCTTGAAAATGTTGATCTGTGGTTTATTTTTTTAATCAAATGAAGGCGCTGGTCTTTAATGTCATACTCAGAAATAAAAACTGGATTAGCTTGCTCATGCGCCCAATCGAAAAAGTCTTTGTGGCTAAACGTGTTGCCATAATCGGCAGTCCCTTGATATGGAATGTCGCAGTAGATTACTGAGTTTGGCTTTATTATTACCTTCCTATAATCTAAGTTTGTTAACTCCAACCGCTCCAACTGCTGCAACTGCTCCAACTGCTGCAACCGCTCCAACCGCTCCAACTGCTGCAACTGCTCCAACTGCTGCAACCGCTCCAACCGCTGCAACTGCTCCAACTGCTCCAACTGCTGCAACCGCTCCAACCGCTGCAAGTCAACTCGCTGGCCCATCTTGTGTCGCAGAATAGTTTTTAAAAACAATCTACGCGCTTTTATGCCAAGGCCCATCGGCCATTTCTTAATTCCAAACGTATCAATAAACCAAGAATCAAACTCATCAAACACAACGGCCATGTGCATGCTGCGCTTTTGTTCTTCTAAGTCTTTTCCAAATAAATAACCTTCTCCATTATTACCAAATGACCAAATGATTTTTATGTAAGCGCTTGTTTCTTTTTCTGCAAAAAAACGATCACGAGAAATCCAATCAGGTTTAAATACTTTGTAGTTATATTTGCCAGCAATAGCATCACTGATTAGCTCACACATTCCTGCTCTTATCTCATTGTAATGAAAATGCTTAAAAGATTTACGCCTATTTACAAGCATGTAATGAGTAGCAGAAAACCCGCCGCCAAATAAATCATAAAAGTGATCAGCTCTTGGAAAGAGCTTTGCTATTTCTCCTATTATGTTGGTCTTAGATCCCTGATAAGGTAGTCCGTACTCAGCCACTTATTACCCCACGATTTTAGCTTGAGACTTTTCAAATGTTTCAGCGCAGTGAGGACATTCGAGAATAACTATTTGCGTCTTATCAAGGCCTTCATGCTCTATTGGATCAACTAGGTCACTTACATCAGTTGAAAGGTTTAGGTCAGTGTCCAATCCCATTAGCTCAAAATCAAAATCATCACTTAGGTTTAAGTCTAAGACGCCTAGCTTCATAAGTTCATCGTCGTGTTCTGCAAGCTCTGCTATTTTATTGTCAGCGTATAAAAAAGCCGTTTCTTGAACCTTATCTTCAAAGTCCTGCACGTCTACAGGAGCCTCAGTCCAGCCGTTTAGCTTTGCAGCGGCTAGACGACCATGGCCCGCGACAATAAAGCCTGACAGCTTAGACACGACAATAGGATGTCGCCAGCCTTGGTATTTCATTACTTTGGCCAGCATTTCTATCTGGCGCTTAGGATGGCTATTAGCGTTGGCCGGATGTGGTGTGAGCTGATCCAGCGGCAGCAGCTTTTGATGTGCACAGTTGATTTCCATTATTTACCCCATATTTCAAACATAAAGGCCCATGAGCGCTGCGTAACAAAGCTATGCAGCTCAATGCTCACTCTAAGACTTTAAACTCAGCCAAGCCTCTTCAGCTCATCCGTATTGTTGGCCAAAAAGCCGTTTACAATCTCTCTGACCAAATCAGACAGTGTGCGACCTTTTACCTCGGCTATTAAATCAAGTGAGCGCTTGGTCTCGCTTGATACAATGGCTGTGATCTTGGCGTTTAGCTCTTCTTTAGGCACTGATTGAATTTCTGATATTTTCATATTTAAAAAGCCTATAAACTCTTTTAGGCATTGCAACATCTATCTAGATCGATTTGCATCGATGTAGACTTTTATCTTTTAAAATCTATAAAAGTAAATATGGAAACAAAAATCAGACCAATTTTAGATCGCATTTTAGTTGAGCCCATCGAAGAGCCTGATGTCACCAAAGGCGGCATCATCATGGTAAAGCATGAAAAAGAAAAGCCAAACGAAGGCTTAGTGCTTGCTGTTGGTGAAGGTCGCTACGACGTACAAGTCCAGCGCATCATCCCGCTTGTAATTAAGCCAGGCGACAGAGTCCTGTATGATGGCAAATACAAGGGTACTCCGATTGAGTGGGAAGGTAAAACTCTGCTTGTAATGAAACAAGAGGATCTGTTGGGCGTAAGAGAGCCGTGATTTTTCTGCGGTTTTTAAAAACTCTCATAGAGGAGGGATAATCGCCGCAAAATGTGGCGTCACTTCTCCCCCACAATTTCTTTTATTTCGGCGAGGGCTTTGTTGGCTGCATCCAGAGTTTCGTCTGAGCAAAATACACCGTTAATATTCGCTGGCTTACAAGCGTCATCACAAAACAACTCCAACGCCCCCCTCGCAACGGCTAGGGCTTTTTGGAGCTTGGCAATGTCGGCGTTTAATTGTCGCTCAGCCCACATCACACCAACTTTAAAACCTTCTTTTGAAATACCTTCTTCAATGTAAGCCTCTGCGGTTTTATGTCGCCAGCGATTTACCGCATACTCTACCGCCGCCTCTTCTTTAGCTTTGTCGAATGGGGTCATGGGGTGTTTAATTTCAAATTTCATAATTTAACCTCAACCGTGCAAAGAGTATCGTTGTGAGCGGCCCCATGCGACACAATTAAAATCTCAACTATTTCATAACCTCGCTTTTTTCCCATGCAGGTAGTAGACCAACCAAGACTTAAAACTTTATCGCCTCGTTTTTGACTTTCTGATATAACGTCACGCTCCGCAGTCCACCTAACGGCATTTTGCGAATCCTTAAAAGTAAACCCCGCTCCGAAATTGTCGTAACACTCTTTCACTTGTCGCAACGAATATGGGGGATCGTATAAAACAAAATTCATCTCACTTATTCCGGATAAAAAATCAAATGCGTACAAATGACTTTTAGCTTTTGTATTCGGGTTCATATCGTTCGTTAATTCGCACAGTTCGCAATCCCTAGCAAAAGGGTCAACAGTAACACCGAATTTATGTCTCTCGAATAACTCTATTATTGGTTTTATCGACAAAGTGTTGTGATTAGGCATTGCCCATTTCCTAGAGATAATCATCACACATCCCCCATCTTGGATTTAATTTTGGCGAGAGTTTCTTTGGCCAATCTATGTTGTTCGCCTTGAAATGTTTCAATCAATTCGTTTTTAATTGTTCCATCTAGTTGTCGTACATTTTCGTTTCTATATCCAATAATAAAGTAGCTCATTGCCTCTATGTACCGATGAAAAGCATCGGTTGCGGAGGACAAACACTCGCGCAGTGTGGCGTTTTCTTTGTCGAGTTTATACTGATACTCGCTCATCGCATTTTCAAACGAAAAACTTTCATTACAGCATGGACAAGTTACATATCTCTGGAGCCTTTCCCTCAACTCCTCACACTCTTTCTGAAGGGCTGCGTAGGCATCATAAATAATTACATGAAGTTCTTTGCCATAAACATCTGGATGATTAGGTTTTTCTCGCACACACCACTGAATCATGCTTGGTGTGCTCATATCGTCAATGTAAAATTGACCAATGGCTTTATTTTTTTCGTGAACTGTGTTAATATATTCTTGTTGTTTGGTTGTCCGAGGTGCGGCTTTGGCCGGTGGAGCACTAAGATTCTCCCCCTCGGACGACTGACTTTTCCCACTCGCCTTTACTTCGCTCATAGCTGGCCCATCATTACTTTCATAATTTCTTTTCGCTCCCAATCCTGAATATTATTTTTAATCTTTTCTTTAGCGAGATTAAAGCCAGCATCAAGACCTTGCTGTATCGCCTTATCGACCAATATCATCACGTCATTTACTATTTCTTCTGCCGTCATTTCTTCGTATTTAGAAATCATCGCCGCTTTAAGTTTTTGCTCTTCTGTATTCATCTACTCATCTCCTTTTTTCCTTCGATCATAAATCACCCTCTTAATAATACCCAAGCCAAAGCATTTGTGTTCGGCCATGTAATTTACAAATTGCATTATTCCCAATCGGCTGTCCCTGATAATCAAATTTAATTTTCTTATATGCTTTCACTATTCGTTTACACTTGATGCATCTGCGCTCAAACATTGCGCCGTCACCATATAAAACCGTAGGCGCTTCGCTCATCTACTCATCTCCTGTTGGTTTTGGTTTCAATATTCTACATATAGTTGCCCTACTGCACTTAACTACGCCTACAATTTCCGATACCGACAAACCAGTTTTTCGTAACTCAATAATTTTATGCCTGTCGTATGTGCGCGGCCTTCCGACATTTAATCCGCGATCTTTCCTTAGGCGCAATGTTCTTTTCACATTTTCAATTTTAGCCAACCGTCGTTCTTCTTTTGTCATAGGAAGTTTTTGACCGCATGTATTACATACCCCAATCATCCCGCCCCCATCTTCTGTTTAATTTCGGATAGTGTTTCATATGCCTTAACGCCAAGTGATCCGATTGAACATTTTTTATATTTTTCGTAAATTTGTGCTCTACTTAAATTCTCATCATCAAAAATAAACTGATGATTTTCTTTTGTTGCAAATGCTGCATAAAACTCCAAACACTCAATCGCCTTTAATAAATCGTCGAGCAGGAAATTGGCTCCGGCCCTGACAGAGTCTTCTGTAATCAGACACAGTGGTTCATCGCTTGTTGGGAATCCGTATTTTTCACAAACATTAAGCGCAGCCTCAACCTGAATTTTTGTTAATTTCTCAATCCTCGCCTCAAGTAACTTGCGTGTGTCGGTCATGGGTTGTGACTCATGCGCATTCTGATGAACAGGACAATTCCTAGAGTTTATTTCGTGGCATACGCAGGTCATAGTTCACCCAGTCTAATAGACCAAACATGAGCCATGCTCCACGCAAAGGTTTTGTTGTTACCGAAAAATGTATAGCGACTGTCACGGATGCCCCATGGATGCCTTGTTTTAGTATCAACAATTAATAGCTCGTCATATCGCCAATCATAAAAAACAACTTCACTCATCCCTCATCCCCTTCCGGCTTGTGTTTGTGGGTTATAATTTGGTCCAATACGTTTGTGGCTTTTCAATTTTATACTTCCACTCATTTGCCCATATTCTTTGCGCGACATATTCAAGCTCTTTTGGAGCGCCCAAAGACCAGCCATCGCCACGCATAAACCCAACATCAGGACTAAACCCCATTTCAAATGCCTTGCGCATAGAAACAGCAGTGCCTTCGTGATCAATTACAACCCTACTAAATCCTTCAAAAACTTTTTCTTCACTCATCCCATCTCTCCTTTGTGTGTTAGGGGTTGGTTTTATTCTTTAATTCCTAAAGCCTTACACATTCTTTTCTTTTGTAGTTTAATTTCCAAGCTCAACAAAATACAGCCAAGCCTCTGCTCTTCCATGTTTGTATCTATTGCCAGTGATGCTAACTTTAAGTGATCTGCTAATGACATTTTTTCTATTTTGCTTGCAACTTCTTCTACGTTACTCATCCCCTCACCAAACCAATCCAATTACGAATGTCCAAAACCAGAGGCAGAGTAAAAACGAACACACCCACACAACTAAAATCATCATGCGTGATGCAAACTTCTCGTGCGCTATAGATTCATCAGACCTAATCCACCTAAACTCTTCTATTCGTCCTGACATACGAACAACTTTTTTAGCCGACATGCCTACCACCTGCTTTTAAAAATTCTTTGTTCAGCCGACTTACAACATCTGAAATAATCGCTTCCTTCAAATCACTTGGATTTAATTTTAATATTTTTGATAATTTAAAAACCTGCTTCATTGAAACGGCACAAATGCCACGCTCGCAGTTGGAAATAAATTGCGCTGATCTAAGCCCAAGGGCTTTTGAAACGTCACCTTGCGATAAGCCTAACTTCATCCGTTGCTTTTTTATTAACTGGCCCGACTTCATAAGCTTTTATCCTGAAACAACTGCTGCAATATTCTAGGCTTTGGCTTTCTGGCTCTTAAAATTCGAGTACACTCAATACATCGTCTTTCTGACTTGAACTCACATTTATAAAAATGATCCACAAACTTAATCTCTTTGCACGTATTGCAACGCCTTAGCTGATTCGCATTCATATTCTCATCTCCTTTTCTTTCATAAATTGAGCCCATGGGTAATCATCATCAACGCCAGCGGCTCGCCTTGCCTTCAAACGGATTTTTTCAACTTCAAGCGCTTCGAGTAAATTGTTACAGCCGGGGTAATCAGAGGCCAAAAATTTAGCCAAGCCATCGTTTTTGTAATCAGGGGAAAAAATTGGAGAGCCAGCTTGCACTGCCTTGGCTCTGGCTTCAGCCCTTGCCGCGTCCCTAAAGTCTTGAGGCAGTGGTGCCACACGAGATGAATCCAGAAAGTGATTTACAATCTTTTGAAACGCATACGAGTCTACTGCATTGACGTGTTCATAAATTCTAAGCATCACAGGATTTGGAAACGACTGCTTCCATCTGGCTACTATCGGAATCATGATGTTATGGAAAACCTCACTGCTCATTTTGGGCATCATGCATTACCCCTTTGCTCTTGGTGTTTTTTGGCATACTCAATAAAAGGGATTTCTTCGTTACTAAAGCTCTCGACAGCACCATAGTCGGGCTCTAAACAGTCCATCCATGTGGATGCCCATGTTGAAAAAAGTTTTATATATTTCGGCTCTGTTTTATTAGCCACGCATTGCGCCCGATATCTTTGAGCAGCCGTTTTGATATCTTCAATGCTGGCCCCAGCCTCAACATCAGCCATGAGGCGCTTAAGACCAAGGGCCTTGCCTTCTTTTCTGGGATAGAGTTTATAAATTTGCTCAAGTTCCGCTAAAATCGAACTTTTTTTAGCCTCTTGTTCTTTTTCTTTATCTTGATATTGATCTTTATCTTTATCTTGTTCTTTATCCTCAAGGGTTTTGAAACCCTTTCGATACCCTTTCAATAGGTTTAGCTTTTCAAGCCTCTTTAGGACAGGTCGGTGGGGTTTACAATCTTCAGACAGGGTCCCGTATTGAAAATCGATGAATCCTACAATCATCAACTTTTCGTTTTTGTCGATGAGAGTGATCCGGTCACCAAAACAAGACCTGATCTCATTAAGCGACACCGGCTCGCCAACGTGAAACCCGATAGATTCTAGGTCAATATCCCAAATCCCTGCCATGTCGCAGTTGTCGCGCAAGAACTCCCATGTGCACTTCATCTTTGGCGTGAGCTTCCTAAACCAAGACTTTCCCCATTTATCCGTATCAGTGAAACGCTTCGCCATTTGCCCCCCCGGCTGCGACTGTTGTTGTTTGTTAAAAATGAAAATTTTGATGTATTTTTTGGTGTCATAGTGGCGTCACTATGTGCATCAGACGACTGCAAATGACTCATTTTGAGGCAAATGCGAATTATAGAAACTTGTTTTATTTCCTGTGCGAAAGCACTGAATTTACTAGTGAAGTGGTGCCCCGGGCCGGACTTGAACCGGCACGACAGTGTAACCCGTCTCAGGATTTTAAGTCCTGTTGAGCTTTCTCTTATGTATTTAATACTACTAGGCATTGTCAAATGAAGAGAGGTCGATGGCGTCATGGTGGCGTCACTCTCTACTTCTTTTTACATCAACGTCGAAGCTCACTGACTCACCGAAACCTTTTAGCCTGTTGCCTGAAAGCTCCGAATAAATGTCTGTAGTCGTGCTTGATGCGTGACCAAGTATAGCCTGAAGCGCTTTAATATTGCCCGTATTAAGCGCAAACTCTCGACCATAGGTGTGACGTAGGGCATGAGGATGTGTGTCGATTTTAGACGCCTTGGCGATGTTATTAACGACCTCCCAAATCTCACGCGGTCCATAGAATTTACCCGAAGGCTTTGTAAACACAAAATCACTCGGCGCGTTAAACTTAGTGGCCTTTTTATGTGCCGCCAATATCGAAATTAAATTTTCTGGAACAGGAACATCTCTTGTCGCATAAACTCCACGCTTGGTGCCACCCTCAACGCTGTTTGATGCCTGAACATATCTTTGTGATATATGAAACTGTCTGGTCTTAAAATTAACAGACGACCACTTTAGCGCGATAAGCTCCTGTTTTCTGAGCCCCGACATTAAAAACACACAGGCCACAGTAAAATGAAAACTATCAATTTTTTTTGCCGTTTCAATAAATCGTAGGCATTCATCAGAATCAGCCAAAACCTTTGGCCTTTTTGTGCCCATGCGCTGCTCTTTTATTTTAAGCCCAAGGACAGGATTAAATTTTACCAGTGGCGGCTGTTCGTTTAATGCATCGCTGAAAATTACCGAAAGCAATGCTTTAACTCTTGTTCTGGTTGAGTTGGATATTCTAAAGTTTGGTTTTAAAAAACCATCCTCTGATATTTTTAATAGAAAATATCTAATCTGTGCACCAGTAATTTCTGACAATGGCAACTCTGACATTATTGGCAATATGTAGTCCCTTAACCGCTGCTCATCAGAATTCCAAGTTGCTGGGCCGTAATCTTTCATTCTCTTTTTGATCCAGACGCTGGCCCATTCTATGAACTTAATCCCATCGCCATCATCATGCATAATAGTGCCGTCACGAAGAAATTGTTTTTTTCTTCGCATCTGATGGTACCACTCTTCTGCATCTGATCTTTTTGTAAATCTAGGCGATGAATATAACTCACCGCCGACTCGTATGAATCGACGATAAATCTTGCTCATTTTTTAGCCCACTCAGCCTCTATGAATTCCGCAATCCACTCAGGTGTTGTATAATATCTGCCACGCATTTTTTTAAACTGCAGTGACCCTTCGTTTCTGTACTCTTCAATAGTTCTATAATGACGATTGAGGATTTCGGCTGCTTTTTTTTGAGTTATAAGCTCTGGCAAATCCTCTGACCTCAATACGGTCATTTGCTCAAACTTATGAACTTTTCGAGCACTCTCCTTAAACTTCTTTGGATCTACATCCCACCAATTTTTTTCTATTTTAACTTTTCTTGCTCCCACTTTAGCCCCTCCTCAATTTCGTCTACTGCCTCGCCAAGTTGTGGCAAAAAACCACACTCAAATTTTTTAATAACATTTAATTCAAGAACGTCATCAACTCTTCGCAAAGAGTCATGAGAAATACTACGAGAGCCAGACTGGAAGCTGTCAACATACACAATGGCGACATCCTCCCATATACACTTTTCGCAAGAGTAATCTTCATTAGAAATCTCAAGTGATCTATTTTCCAGCTCTTCACAGAAATCGCACTTAATTACAAGCGCCGTGTCGTCGTCATCATAATATCCATATTTTAAATAGTCCTCATCATACTCATCAATAATCTGAACAACTCCATAGGATGTGCTTTTTACGTCTACAATTTCGGGCTCACGTAAATGTTCGCTGGATGGAAATATATTTAAGTCTCTAGTCTCCAAAATATAAGATAAAATTTCGTCATTGCGTCTAAACCACTCGCCGCGAATGTTTAAATGAGAAAATTTTAGGTGCAAAGATGCCTCTGTATTAGAGTTTTCTTCAAATTTCATTACGCCTAAAACTTGTAATTTTTCGGGATGCGATATTTGCAAAGCACTAAGGCGCTTCTTTATATCAACGGCCTTGCCAATCTTAATCGGGCCATCCTGATAAGAAACGAAATAAACATATTCTTGTTTTTTTTCAAGACTCACGCTAGCCCCTTAACTCGCATCTTCAGAATGATCTTCTAAAATATTGTCCTTAATAGTTTCTAATTCTTGTCGTGCTACAACATCAATAATATTGATTTTTACAAGGTCGCTGTTTTTCTCATGGCCTGTGAGGTTATTAAGTGCAGCCTTTAAAGACCCCACTGTCATGAAAACGTCGATTGATTTTATCTCAACGTCAGGCGAGTCATTGGGCTCAATAGACACAGGCGTGATTTTTCTGCTCGTGCCATTCGAGTGGTCATATTCAACTGTAGATTCTAGGTTTAGCTCCCAGTCGTAAGAT